CTTTTGGGCAGAGCGACTTATGATTCGTTTGCCATTCAATGGTGTCAAAGGCGATATGAATTCAAAGCCTGTTGTGGTGCAGGTACCATGTGTAGAAATGTGGAATGAAACCTGTCCAATCTTGACTGAGGTTCGCACCTGGTTTAAAGATAGTTCACTAGAAGAAATGGGTCGCAAGTATTGGAAGAAGCGTAGTTATATCTTCCAAGGTTTTGTGAATGAAAACTCACTGCAAGAAGATAGCACACCTGACAATCCAATTCGTAGGTTTGTTATTTCACCAAGCATCTTTACACTGATCAAAGATGCACTGATGGATCCAGACATCCAAGAACTCCCTACTGATTATGATGCAGGACTGGATTTCCGTATCACTAAAACAACCAAAGGTCAATATGCTGACTACAGCACAAGCAAGTGGGCTCGCAAAGAAAGTGCGCTCACTGAAGTACAACGTGCGGCTATTGACACACATGGTTTACACACCTTGTCAGACTACTTGCCCAAGCGTCCAACAGAAGTTGAAATCAACGTTCTTAAGGAAATGTTTGAAGCAAGTGTTGATGGACAAGCATACGACGTTGAGCGTTTTGGACAATACTATCGTCCATATGGTGTAGATGCTCCTGCAGGCACAGCACAGTCCCCGGCTGCTCCTGCTCCGGCAGCACCTGCGCCAACACCAACCACAGAAGCAGCACCTGCAGAAACACCTCCATTTGAGACAGCACCTGCAGCACCTGCTCCAGTAGCAGAACCAACACCAGCACCAGCAGCCACCGAAGGTGGCAAGAGTGCAGAAGACATTCTAGCAATGATCAGAAGTCGTCAATCTTCATAAGGTATCTGCAGAGGGCGGCCATAGTGTCGCCCTCCATTCTTTTACAATGAAATATTTTTACAATCAGTTGTTTGGTAAAATCTGCGAAGTCCACTTGCTGGAAAACGATGAGTATGTCTTTCCTATATATAAAAACGGGCAAAGTGCAATACGTCAATGCAGTAAAAACATACTGTACAACCAACAGATACAGCGTTTAGAAAATGTTACTGTGTATATGAGAGAAGCCGAACAACGCTATTGTGTAGGAGTAGCAACTTATATTGAACACAATGCTAACCTCGATAGCGCAACATTATTACACTTAATAAATACTAGGCAGTTGTTGAACAATCATTTTTGTAGTCAGTATCATTGGTTGCAACATCTAAGACGATTTGCTCCTAATATAATATTAGACATCAAAGACTATACACAAATCCCTATTACAGAGAAAGTGAATGTTAGCACCAGATTAGACATTCCAAAAGTTGACATAGACACACATTGGTGTGCCATAGACAACAAAATATACAACACCTTTGTCGGAACCTCTATAACATTTGAAGAAATAGACAAATGCATTGCCCTCGCTTAGAACATTTTGTGCGCATCAATGCCAATGGCTCAATTGGATGTTGCGGCCATATGATCAATGCACAACAGTTTGATACAGTTGAACAGTTACAAAACAGCAAATGGATTGCTGACCTCAAAATGCAAATGTATCAAGACACTTGGCCTGCTGAATGTGAACGTTGTGAGCGTACTGAACAAATCAATGGCACCAGTATTAGACTTAACAGTATCAAACGCGATAAAGTATTAAAGGCATTCCAAGATGATTATATACAACTAGGAGGCACACTTGACAACTATTGCAATAGTGCATGTGTAACTTGTAATGCTTCACTTAGCACACGCATAGGCAATCTCAAAGACAATTTAGTTGTAAATGACAACTGGAAACAGTACCAACAACTGCCACACAACAGGTTAGTAGAAATAGACATCAATGGCGGAGAACCTAGCATCAGTGTAAACTATAATCGCATGCTTGATAATTTGCCATCTAGTGTGAAGATAGTGCGCATTAACACCAACGGTGCAAGCATTATCAAACAAATTGATAAATTGCTGAACAAAGGTGTTAAAGTGATTGTTACTGTGAGTTTTGATGGCATAGGTGCTGTACATGATTATGTGCGTTATCCTGTTAAATGGAATAACTTTGAAAAAAATTTAATCCATTACAACAGCATTGACAACAGACTGTTTGATTTAGATACATGGACAACAGTAAGTTGTTTGAATGTAAAACAGTTACCAGATATACAAGACTATTGTAAAAAACATAATATCAAGCATCAATACGCATTTCTTAGTACACCAAATGTGCTAAGTGTAGATCATAGCAACTGGCTTACAGCAAACACACCACATGGTAAAGGCCAAGATAATACACAAGCACTAGAAAGTTTTTTGGAATTGGAAGAAAGTGTGCGCCCGGGTATAGAAAGGTTTTGGGTATGAAAATAGCAATTAGCGGTCACACAGCAGGCATAGGCAAAAGTTTTGCACGATACTTTTCAGAACGTGGTCATGAGATTGTTGGTGTTAGCCGTAGAGAAGGTATGAACATTAGAAGTATTCCCAAGGTTTATGGCTATATACAAGATTGTGACATGTTCATCAATAATGCACAAGAAGGATTTGCACAAACCGAATTGCTGTACAAATTGTGGACAACATGGGCCAATGAAAACAAAATGATTTGGCTAATAAGTACCATGATGACCAAACAAACGGATGTTCCGTGGAACATGGAAGAATATAAAGGCCAAAAGCAAGCACTAGAAAATGCATTTTACAATTTAAAAGGACAAGGACGTTGTCAATTGGTATTGATCAGGCCAGGACCTGTAGCAACTCAAGATTATGATACTGTTGGTTTAAATGCTGTTGATGTTGATGATTGGGTAGACACCATTTGTAACACATGGATTGATGCACAAAATAAACAAATGCTTGTTGATGAAATCAGTCTTGGGTTTACGCAAACACCCATTATGGAATTATAATGGATCCAAAAAGTGCTATAAAAGGTGGAAGTTTTTGTCCATTGCCATGGACTGGCTTTATAATGAATCCTAACGGCGACGTTCAAAACTGTGTGCTCAGTGAAACTGTCTTAGGAAATATAAATGACACTGATATTGAAAATATACTACAAGGCAGACAAAATACACAGATAAAACAGTGTATGAATGTGCATGAAAAACATCCTGGTTGTAGACATTGCCATAGACATGAAAAAGACAGCACCAGTTTTAACATTCGCAGTGATAGGTACTATTATCTTAAAGCACTAAGTAATGTTCCTTACAGCACCTACGATACCAATGATACTAGTCTGCACACAGTAGACATGCGGTGGCGTAACACTTGTAATCTTGCTTGTGTATATTGTGGACCAGAACTTAGCAGTACATGGGCAAAAGAACTAAATGTTGATATTGCAGTAGACGAAACACAGTTGGCCAAAACAAAACAGTATGTGTTAGAAAATGCATCCAATTTAAAAAATGTATATCTTGCAGGTGGCGAACCTCTGTTGATGAAAGAAAATATAGAACTGTTGGATAGATTAGATCCCAGTTGTGAGGTGCGTATCAATACCAACCTTACAAATCTAAAAAGTCCTGTTTATAAACGTGCAAGTAAATTCCGCAACGTGCATTGGACTATTAGTGTTGAAACAATGGGTGCAGAATTTGAATACATACGTTATGGCGCAAAATGGAATGTGTTTTTAGAAAATTTACAGACTGTTACACAACTTGATCATCGTATTAGTTTCAACATGCTATGGTTTGTTTTAAATCCATACACTGTATTTGACACTGTAGATTACTTTACCAGTTTAGGATACAATCAAAATGCATTTGTGATAGGACCAATCACAGGACCTAAAGCATTTGATATACGCAATTGCAACGATAATGTACTATATGACATGCATCGCATTTTAGCAACTCGTATAAAAGATAGCAATAAAAAATACTTACTACACAACAGTTATCAAAACATGCTTACCCATATCAATGCACCGTTTGAACGCATAACACACAAAACAAAACAAGAACTAAACAAAATAGACACAAGACGCGGACTTGATCATACTAAAATATTTGACATTCAGCGTCTTTTATAATACAATACAACATAGGCTCATAGGAGAAAAACATGGCAAAACCATTCGACGTAAGTAAATTTAGAAAAGACATCACAAAAAGCATTGACGGTCTCAGCATTGGATTTCATGATCCAACAGACTGGATCAGCACAGGAAGTTATGCACTCAACTGGTTGATCAGTGGTGACTTTTATAAAGGTGTGCCTATGGGTAAGGTTACAGTGTTTGCTGGTGAAAGTGGTGCAGGTAAAAGTTATTTTGCCAGTGGCAATATTGTTAAGGCAGCACAAGAACAAGGCATCTTTGTAGTACTAATTGACAGTGAAAACGCACTCGACGAAGCATGGTTACAAGCACTTGGAGTAGACACTGATGAGAGCAAATTGCTTAAACTAAGCATGAGCATGATTGATGATGTTGCAAAAACTATTAGCACATTTATGAAAGACTACAAAAGCATGGCCGAAGAAGAACGCCCTAAGGTGTTATTTGTAATCGACAGTTTGGGCATGTTGCTAACACCCACAGACGTTGACCAGTTTGACAAGGGTGATATGAAAGGTGATATGGGTCGTAAGCCTAAAGCACTAACTTCATTAGTCCGTAACACCGTTAACATGATTGGCAGTTACAATGTGGGTATGGTGTGTACTAACCACACATATGCCTCACAGGATATGTTTGATCCTGATGATAAGATTTCGGGCGGCCAAGGCTTCATCTATGCAAGTAGCATTGTGGTTGCAATGCGCAAACTCAAACTCAAAGAAGACGAAGCAGGCAACAAAGTAAGTGATGTGCGTGGTATCCGTGCAGCCTGTAAGGTTATGAAAACACGTTATTCAAAACCATTTGAAGGTGTGCAAGTAAAGATTCCATACGAAACAGGCATGGATCCATACAGTGGACTTATTGACTTGTTTGAAAAACAAGAGTTGCTAACAAAACAAGGCAATAGACTCAAGTATACAACAGCCGCTGGCGAAGAAATGTTAGAGTTTCGCAAAGGTTGGACTGGTGAAAAACTTGAAGTCATTATGAAAGATATCTCCGAAGGGAAGGTAAATACCGAGCCAACAGCAGAACTAGAACCAGAAGAGGTTGTAGAAGAAGGTGTTGAAGCGGACAACGGAGAAGAATAACAATGGAAGAAAAAGACTTGATCATCGAGTCTTGGCAAGTTCTTTCTCAATACATCAAAGACAAACAACAGGCTGCTGATCACTACATCAACAGTCTGATTGATTTGGGTGTAGATGAGCAAGACTTACTGGCACTAGCAGATAACAAATATCTTAAAAATTCCCTAGAAGAACAAGGCATCCTCGAAGATGAATACGAAGAAGAAATGGACTGGGAAGAATAACAGTTGACAGTCCTAGTCTCTTGTTGTAATATATAAACATGGCAAATTGGTATAGCAAAGTAGTACAGGATATTTCTTATATCCCAGACTTTATAGCACACTTTGAAGCAGAGCTAGTAGAAGCTCGCAAAGAAGTTGGCATACACGGCATTGTGGAAAAGAACATCAAACATTTGCCTGCAGTCACAGAAATACGTTTCAATCAATTGCAAGAAGTAGAAGCAGTGCTCAATCATCTCAACATACAATTGCGCAAAATACGGCGCAAGCATTTTGTGAAGTACTTGGAAAACTATCCAAGAGCACTTACATCACGTGATGCTGAAAAGTATGTGGATGGCGAAGATGAGGTAGTGGACTTTGAAACCATCATCAACGAAGTTGCACTGT